CAAATTCGCGGGATGGGTACTCGCGTGGATCGTCCGCAGTGGTGTCAAAAAAACCTGACTTCTGAGGCATTCAATCATCTCCTTTTCACATTGCTTCTGAGCTGCTTCATAAACTGAGTAATCGTCGGTATCTCATTACCAAGCGCGATTTCAATTTTCGATGCCGGTTCGTAAATCTCCTTAACCTCTGTGATACGACTGTCCATCGTGAGTCCCCAGCGTTTATTCTGCAGTGTAACGATATCTCCTAGATCCCAATCCTTCTCGTATACAAAACTACCAGTATTTAAGACCACGCCGTTATACGTCTGGATACGTTTATGCTCTGACAGTTTTTGCTCACCCATGTCCGTAAGCTCTGTTACATTTTCGGCCGACGAGCAGTCTAGGAATACTTCACGACGATCGAGCCCCGAACCACTCCCGACCATCTGTATTAGTCTTTCTTCTTCTTCGCCCTTGCCGCCAGCATACGCAACATTTTTGTGTTGAAGCATCGAGTCTACATACTGTTGTGATTGTATGTTGTCATATTCGTGACTGAATATAACGGGCGGTAATGATCGTTGTCCAGTTGTAAGGTTTCGGCCTTCTAGCACGTCGAAAACCCATTTCCTCGAAGCGAAGTCCAATCGTATTAGCCAACCAATGTCACACCATTCAGCGATTTCCTGTATTACCTTGTCCAGTTGTTCAAATCTCGTCTGCCACGGTGTATACTTACCTCGTTTCTTGTCTGGCGCACAAATAAAAAACGGCACCTTCCTTTCCGGATAGATACCGTCCACTATATGGCGTTGTACGTAATGCTTCATTACGGTTTCTGCTTCGCCTTTGATACGATCGTAGTTGTCCGTAACAGTAACTCGCCTATCCAATACCCCGCCCAATGTCGGCCCTTTCACAACCAATGTTTCAATTCCTTGATCATCCTGAACTATTTCTCGATGCATGATTAGGCACGACTTGTGCGGCTGATTGTTTATGCATAACACTCGGTCGTGTAATAACTGATCTGTATGTTGCTTTCCCAGTTGTATATGCATTTCAAACTCCCCAGATCGGTAAAAACGGCGCGTAAGTTGCAGGCTTTCATAGTTGTCGATCTCGCCAAGCAAATTAAAACTTGTATCCAAAATCCTAACTGACGGCGCTACCATACTCATCCCCCCAAGTACCGATTGTGCCAGTAGATAGTGACCGTTGCCGCCTGCCTGTCTGATTCCTTGTCGCTACTGTATTTCAATACATTCTTACCTGGTACCAACTGAAAGAACGAACTACCAAGATCAATCCAGTGAAAAACGTTCTTACGGCTGCCGTCAGCTTGTAGCACTTCCACCCTCTTGTTCCCAAATGCAGTATTAATTATAAGCGTGTCATGTTCAGTGAGTTCGTAATTAACCTTTATAAACTCGCCTGTTGTCTCACTCTCAACTATCGGGTTCGTAGCTGGCCCTTTATACCGGATTTCAACTGGTGATTCCACGTCTCCACTATTTGTGAACGTGCCCCGATATGCTGAAAAAGCAAACTGTGTTGGTGTTCGAAGAGGAAAGGTTAAGCCTCCAGATTCGAAGCGTAACCCTTTTACCGTCTGATTTTCATCTCTCCAGTATGGATCGTTTGCAATGAAACTGAGCCTAAATAGCTGATGAGTGACATGCCGTTCACTAAAAACTGGACTCTCGTCCGAAATTGCATCAATGGCGTAGCTCCTGGCGTCATTGGAATATACAAGCTTGCCTGGCCCTAATTTCGGATTCAAGATGCGGGCCAATTCGCGGCGACGTTCATACATAATCTGTTGAGTGGTTGAAATTATCGCACCTGTAATTGAAATACTTCTGTCGGCCAGTTGCACATCCACATAACTGCTACCGTCCTGATATGGAGACTTAGTGCTCTTTATATCTGCTGGCACGCCACCTGTACCTTCTAAGGTGCTCAAAATAAATGGTCCAGAGGCGCCGAACACGACAGACTCACCTCTGGCATTTACAAATGTGACTTTCTGCATGTAGCACCTCCTATACTCCCCATGCAAACTGCTGCGCCGCCTTTGTTGAAGCACGGCTGACATCACTTGGTGACGTGACTGGCGTATTATAGTTGTTTGTCACTTGAACGACGGTTCCCCTTACAGAGCCAGAATCCGACTTACTACTGGATGAGGTGCTGCCTGATGAACCGCTAGAAGAAACCGAATTTAGAGCGGATACTGCTGCGCTACGAGTCGCATCGATTTGCCGATTTATTGAGTCGATTAAACTTTGGATCTGAGAAACCTTCTCTTTGAATCCTTGATACATCTTCTCCCCAAGAGATTGACCCGTGCTGTTATAGCTATCACCAAAAGCCTCTAAAAGTTTAATGATCTCATCCTGCTGGTTTTGTACAATCATCTTTTCTGCCTCAGCTTGCAGGTTCTTTGCTGCTAGAAGCTTGTTATAATGATCCTGTGTTGCCGCAAGTTGTTGATCAAGCGCAACCTTATTTGCTTCTGCGATCTGATTTATTCTCTCGATTTCAGAATCACGATCCAGCTGCATCATTTCCTTCTTTTCGGAAAGTTGCTGCTTTATGAGGTCAGTTTCCTCTTTGAGTTTATCTCTCAACGATTTTTCTTCTTCTTTGAGAGCGTCTTTTTTGTCTGAAAGTTGTTCGGCTTGATGCCTTTTGTCGCGATCAGCTATTACCTTATTTAGCTCTTTTTGCAGCTGTAGCTTGTTAAACTCATCATGTTCATAATCCAATTTACCTTGCAGCCGATCAAGCTTTTTCTGGTCTTCTGCATCCAACTCAGCACGAGACTTCTGCTTTTCGCCTTCTTCAAGTGCGGCTAGCTCATCCTGAATCGCTTGAATCTGGGCATTCAGGACACTTTCTATCGCAGCGATTTCAGCAGCAGCCGATTTTTCAGCTTCCTTTACTCGACTGTCATAGAGCGATTTGACCAGTTCAAGCTGATTCTTTTTCCAAGCCTCATTTGCGGCTATAGAATCCCTGATACGGTCTTCTTCAGCTTTCTTTTCAGCTTGGTACTTTTCCCTGAGAGCTGCTTGAAGACCTTGGGATAGCTTGTTTACGTCCTCAATACGCTGTTTTTGTGACTCCTGAGCTTCCTTGCGTACATCCTCCTGGTATTTGCGTTCGAGCAGCAAACGTTCATTTGTAGCTTTTCTAATTTCCTCTGTAACTTGCTGTTCAATATCTCGTTTTTCCGATGCAGTGTACCTAGAGTCAGCCTTTACCTTTTCCAAATAGCTTCGATTGATATAAATCTGATCGTTTAACAGACGATCTTGAAGCTTCTTCTGTTCTTCTGCTGATAGGTTTTCACGAGCAATACGATCTTCATAGGCCGCCTGTAGCTGCTGCTTGGCAAATTCCGTTGCATCTGTTCTGAGCTTCTTTTCTGCCTCGATCTTCCTTTGCGTAGCTTCGAAGATCATATCATCAAGGCGTTCACGTTCATCGGCAGAATCAGCGTATTTCTTCTTGATGCTTTGTAAACGCAGGATTTCGTCGTTTACTGTTAACTTATTAAGAGCCTTGGATCTTTCATAGTCCTTCATGGCTGTATCAAGTGACGCATCTCCAAGAGCTTTCTTGACTTCGTGGATTCTCTCTTCGATCTCCATACGTTCTTCAGCCGTCTTGATGTGCTTAGCTTTGATGATTTCCAACATCTTCAGCTCAGATTCAAGTGTAAGCTGATCCATACGTTTCTTGTGCTCTAGCTGCTTGTAAGCCTCTTCAAGAGGCTTATTTTCATATGTTTCTTTCTTCTCTTTCTTTTTTTTCTTCTTTTCATCATCGTCAGCTGATGGCACCTTCGGAACCGGTGGAATGACGATAGGTGGAAGCTTGATATCATCAGGTTTTATATTTACAAGCTCTTGCAGGCTAGCAGCCTCGCCGCGAAGACGAGTAAGTTGGTCATTCATTGCCTGGACTGCCTTTTCAGCCAGACCGGATGCGCCAGTGATTTTTGTTATGGATTGGGCAATAGCAATAGCAGCCTCTTGCTTGGCTATTGCCGTTTGCTTCTCCTGTAACGCCTCACGAGCCTTTACCTGAATACTCTGCCAATCAGCCTCTATCTCTTGCTTCTTAACTAGCAAGAGCCCTTCCACAGCTTTAGCGTTAAGCCCAGTGGCTGTGTTCAAATGAGGGAACATATTAGCAAGTTGATTCTGTGCGCCTGTCCATTCCTGCGTTCCCTTTTTTGCTGATTTATATGTTTTTAAAAGATTTTCAACTGAAGTCAATTCCTGTTTTTTGCGAGCTATCCCCTCGGCCTTTTGGTTCAGTTCTGCAGTGGTTTCCTTGTTGGCGTCCTTAACAGCCTTAGAATAATCCTTTACAGCATCTTTCAGCTTGTCCAATGACTTAGCGGATAGTTTGCCTTGATCGTCCACATATTCCAGCGTCACCCCAACAGATCTAGCAGTTTCTTCGAGGTTGTTTAGATCTACATCTAATTCCCGCGCCGCCGTATGCAAAGCTCCACCTGGGCTGAAGAAGTCCCCTTTCTTCGCCTCACGTGTATTTGAAGCAACGTCAATGAGCTTTTGGTAAGTCTCCATTAACTCATTTAGCTTCTTTATTTTCTCTTCGGTGGCGCTGATTTCATCGCGGTTAATCCCATTCTGCTGTATCCATTGAAGCTCTTCCTGAGCCAACGCAAGTTGCCGCGTTGCTTCCTCAGTTTCGTTCATTCTGCTTTTTAAAGTTAAAAATATCCCGGCTGCCGCAGCTACTCCAGCAATTACTAAACTAATAGGGTTACTCATAAGCCATACCATAGAAGCCCCTAACGCTTTTACGACAGGGATAAGATTCGAAATAGCGAATGCTAATTGCCCTAAAACTAACAACACTGGCCCCAATGCTACTGCGAACGCTGCCCATCCTATAATTTGTGTCTGAGTACCGGTGTCAAGCTGTGCGAACCACTGGGCTGTTTCTGCTAACTTATCAATAAGCGGCTGCAACGATTCGAACACCGCGAGCAACGCTGGAACAAGTGCATCACCAAGCGTGATTGCACTATCGTTCACCTTGTTCTTCAAGATTTGTATTTTCGAGGCGGTTGTCTCATATCGCGTTTCCGCCTCTTTTGTAAGGGCAACGTTCTGTTCCCATGCCTTTGTTCCAGTTTCAAGCGAATTTCTAAATAGGTCGCCGGCACCGGATGCACGCAGCAAAGAGTCACGAACGCGGATCTCACTCAACCCTAGCTTGTCTAACATCAGGAACGTGTTCTCACCAGCAGCAGACATGCGTCCCAATCCTTCTATGAACGCAATCAGCGCTTGAGATGCATCACGTTGGAACGTTTCTTTAAACTGTGTTCCAGTCATACCAGCTACTAATGCAAAATTATCAAGTGATTCTCCTCCGACTTGCGTAGCCATTGCCATGTCAATAATGACACGGCTAAAAGCTGAACCACCAGCTTCTGCTTCTATACCAACACTAGACAACGCGCCACCAAGTGATAGAATCTGCGCTTCCGTCATTCTGACTTGATGACCAGCACCAGCTAGACGCAAGGACATGGCAACAATCTCTGATTCTGTCGTAGCTAAGTTGTTACCCAAGTCAACAATTGTCGCACCCAATCTATCAAATTGGCTTTGCGGCATCTGTGTAATGTTAGCAAGACGAGCAAGCGCCGTTGCAGCCTCTTCAGAACTCATGTTTGTTGCGACGCCCAAGTCTGTCATGGTACGTGTAAAACCCATGATCGCTTCGTTTTTAATGCCCAGTTGTCCTGCTGCTTCTGCAACACCAGCAATCGCCGTAGCCGCTGCCGGTATCTCTTTTGACATGTTTCGTATGCCTTCGCTAAACTTGGCAAGTTCCTGGTCTGTTGCATCTACAGTCTTTTTTACTCCTGCAAAAGCTGTTTCATAATCGATCGAAGCTTTCAATGCCGCCCCGCCAGCAGCAGCGAGCGGTGCTGTAATAAGCATAGTTAGGCTTGCCCCTGCTTTTGTCATTGCCGCTGCAACTGACTCCAATTTTTTAGCAGCGGTATCAAGCGTACTGGATAACTGCTTCCACGCATCTGCTTGCTTCTTTATCTCAACATTCGTGGACTGCAGCTCAGTGTGCATTTTGTTGTACACAGTAACAGCTTTGTTCAACTTGTTCTCTAAGTTTTGCGTTTCCCGTGCGTCTGCGCCCTTAGATTGCACCAACTCGTCATGCTTCCGCTTAAGCTGGACTATACGTTGCGCTTGAATGTCCATTTGCTTCGTAAGAGAGTCGGCTTTGATCTTCAAGCCCTCTTGCGAGTTTGCGTGCTCACCCAGGCTAGAGGAGGCCGCTTGGAACTCGCTCTGTACCATTTTCATCTGTCTTGTCAACGATGCCATTGACTGTTCAACACCAGAGTCATCCATAGTCAATCGCGTTACTAGATTGGCAACTTCCATTTCTGACATCTTCGTCTCACCTCCCGTCAGGTCATATGAATTGATCTATATATCCCGGAGGCGCTGCTGCCTGCACAGGTGTTTTGTTATCGAGTCCGTTCACTTTCCGGTAAATCTCCCAGAGTGCAAATAGTTTTCGTGGCGTACAACGCCAAAAAACCGCCTCACTCATTCCGAGCAGGACGGTTCCCAAATAGTACAACCAAGCCCAGTCCCAGCCTTCGTTTCCATCTCCTGTGGCCGAGGACTGGGAATCTAGTTTTTTGCTGTCGGCAGACTTTCCGAGACGGCCGTTAGTAGCGTCTCACTAAATTCGACCATATTTTGCACTGTCAGCAATTTACCTACGTCTTTTTCGGTAAGTGTTTCGTCCTCGTGGAGTAGACCAGCCCATAAGAACGTTCTAAGCACGCCAATAGATTTTACATTCAGAGCATTTACTGTCTCTTGTAAACTCCCAAACTTTCCTTCCAATGCAACGAATGCATTTAAGTCGTAACAAATGGTGCGTTCTTTATCCAACATGATAGGAAACGCCTTTACCTTTACATCGTTTGCCACTGTATCACTCCTATAAGTTAAAAGTAAGATAAAAAAGAGAGGGCTTACGCCCCCTCGTCGTTTAGATATTATGGTTTTGGTGTAGTCGCAGGCCCAGAGTAAACTTGCTTGAACCAGTTCGCGACTACATCAGGTTTTACACCTGTTGCACCGCTATCAACCCTGAATCTCCAGTGGCCGTCGAAAATTCGTTTCAAGAATGTACCACTGATCGTTGGAGTTTGGAACTCCGGCGTACCCGCTGCTGTCTTCGCTTCCTCATTCGGGAGCTTAAACCGTCCTTTCAAGAGCCACACATAACGTGAAGTACTGTCCACTGTGTTACGTTCAAACCCAAGGGCTACCTCTGGAGCCTGATCTTCGGCATTGTCGATCAGTACACCATCCGAGTTGATAGTCAAACCGAGTAAGTCGGCTTGAATATCGAACGGGATATCCGATACGCCGATTTCCACTGTGATTTCGCCAAGGGCGTTCGCTGTTACAAGTGGACCATTCTCCGCAAAGAGCGTGGCCGAGTTGACAGTCGGCGTGATGTTAGCCGTGATTGCAGGCGCCAGACGTTTCGGAGTGTCGTATGTGACGCCTGTTTCATCGTCCTTGATGAGTTTTGCATAATAAATATTTTTAAGACCTACTGGTACAGTAGCCATAGTTTCATCTCCTAACTATTGTTTTGTATCTCAATACCTTGTGGTACAGCTTTCCTACAGTGTCATATCGATCAATGGCACTTGTCCGAACGAATCCTATTCCCTCCATTGTCTTGTTGACCTCGATGGTGCTTGGCCCCGTATCTGATTTGCTCCACACGTCGACTTGGTAGTGGATTTCACTTGTAAAAGCCAAATCGTCAGCATAGTCCTTATCAAAATTCGTTAGCTCCATGAATGTTACATAAGGAGCCGTTACAGGTTTATTAGGATCTTCAGGAACTACCTCCGGCCACACTTTTTGGCCACCTAAAATAGAAGCAAGCGCTGCATTATTTCGCAGCGCCTGCAATACTTTGGGTTTTAGGTTGATCATCCATCCCTCACCCCTCTTTGAAATTCTCGGATCATATGCTGTTCCACGGCAGCCTTTTGCTCATGAAAAGCAGGATAAATAAATGGTTGTGCAGGAGTTTTCTTTGTCCCAAACTCCAAGAAATGCGCCCGCCAACCTGTTTCCTTCCCTGGGCCGATCAGGACAAACTTCACTCCATCCTGCTTCCGCACACGCGATACCTTAATGTCGTCCCGCATGTGCAGGT